TTTCGGGTGACCAAGGCATAAATATAACTTGCACGGGACCCGCTAAGACTATTTTGTCTTGGCACTTAGATTGTGAGGTTACCTATGTAGAGTTTGGAAATCCAAAAGATTTAAATCGAATTTTAACCGAAAACGGTGACTTTTTAATTACCGAAGCGGGTGACTTTTTAGAACAAGAATGAAAGATTACATTAACAAAGTAGGCGAGTCTATACCCAACGTATTACGGGTGGCCCAAAGCAAAGAGATTATACAAGATAAAAACTCCCTTATTTTGTATGGGTACTATGAAGACACGGGGTTCCGTGGGTTCTTTAAGAAAATCAAACAAGGCGTAAAAGCAAGAAAAAATGGCTGAAAAGATAGAAGTAGGTGTAGTAGTAAAAGGTGCGGGAAAAGCGTCTGCTCAACTTAATACCTTAGATAAAGGCATTAAAAACTTGGGGACTGGAATGGGTGGCCTTATTGGAATAACCGATAAGTTTACGGGTGGAGCGGCAACGGGTATGATTAACGCCTATAAGGGAACTTTAAGTTTTATAAAAGGCTTAAAACTTACAAAGGTAGCTTTAATCTCTACGGGGATCGGTGCTATTGTTGTTTTGGTTGGTTCTTTGGTTGCGGCATTTATGGCTTCCGAAGGTCAGGCAAAAAAACTGAAGGTTATGATGGCGGGACTTGGGGCGATTATGGATAAAGTTTCTCAGTTTGCCGTCGCTTTGGGGGCGGGACTTGTCGCAGCCTTTTCGGGGAAAGATGTCACTAAAGCGTACCGCCAAGAAATTGATAAAATGCCAGGTTCTATGCAAGATGCAGTAGACAAGGCAATGGAATTAGAATTGGCGACAATACGGCTTACGGCTGCCCAAAAGGCTTTTTCTGTGGGTGCGGCAAACAACTCGCTTATGGCTAAGAAGTATAACGCTATGGCCGAAGACAATAATCGCAGTATAGACAAAAGAATCGAGTTAACGAAAACCGCTAACGAGTTTGAGTTAGAAAGTTTAGCAATACGCAAAGACTTACTCGAACAAGAGTTGGTGATAGCCAAAGGTTTAAGGGAGCAAGGCGATAGGTCTTCGGATACTTTCGATAGAATCACCGCGGCTCAAGTTGCGCTGACTAATTTAGAAGGCGAAGCGTTTGACACTAAAAGAACCCAGTCGGCGAAAATTAATAAAATACGAGAAAATGAGGCGAAAAAAGCTGAAGAAGTAGCGCAAAGACAAAAGGAAGCGGCCGAGAAAGTTGCCGAAGCAGAAAGAGCCAAGGCCCAAGCTATAAGAGCAGCGGAAGAAGCGCGTATTAAATCTATGATGCAAACGGTAGAACAAGGGGCCTTATATGTTCTGAGCGGATACGATAAAGAATTAGAGGCGTTAGAGCAACACTATATTACTTTAGAAGAAGCACAATTTGATTACATAGCCGATATAGAAGATAACGAATCAAATCACGCAAAAGGGGAACTTAAGAGGCAACAGGCTCACTTAAAGTTAATGGAACAAACTCATGAAGAGAATAAGATAGCTCTTAGGGAAAAATTTGCATTAGCCGAACAGGATGCAAGGATAAAACTTGAAGACGAACTATTTGCGCTTACCCTTACTGCAAAGGAACGCGAAGAGTTAGCAATTCAACAACAATTCGACAATCGTATCGCAATAGCGGGGGACGACGAGGGGCTAATAAAATCAGCAACCGAAAGACAAATTGCAGACCTTCAAGCAATAGAAGACAAGGCCGCAGACGAAAGGGTGGCAAAAGAAGAGGCGGTAGCACAAGCGATAAAGTCTGCACGAATGAGTATAGTAGATGCGGGATTTCAAGCCTTGGGTGTAATGGCCAAAACGGAAGAGCAGACTAAAAAGTTAGCCATATCACAAATATTAGTAAACCAAGGTTTAGCTATGTCGTCAGCTATTAGAGTGGCTATTGCCGCAGCCGCAGCAATGCCACAACCAGCGGGAATGTTTGCCGTTCCAGGGTTTACTGCATCTATGATTGGTATGGTATTAACATCTTTTGCTTCTATTAAGGGCGTAATGAATCAAGCGGGAGCTGCTTCAAGTGTTGTAGGAGATGGTGGAGGTGGTGGGAGTGTGGGAATTGCAAGTAACCGAGAAGGTCCTACCCTTGGATTGACCCCCAATATTTCGGAATCTTTAACACCTGGTTCTATACCTCCTATAAATGCGTATGTAGTTCAAAGCCAACTGGCCGATCAAAACGCTTTAGCGGCACAAATACGAGCGGCGGTTACGCTATAAATAAACAATTTAGTAAAAGATATTTTTAAAGATATGAGAAAGCAAGTAGAACTTTTAATAGATGAGTCCGAAGAGATTACGGGAATTGAGGCGGTTAGTCTTGTAAGGTTCCCCGCGATAGAAACCGACTTCGTGTACCTATCCGCAGTTAAAGACAATAAGATGGCCTTTGCTATGGACGAGGACAAACGTCTACTCATAGGCCCCGCCCTTATCCCTGAAAAGTTAATAATGAGGTTGGACGAAAACGACGAAGAGTACGACGTATTCTTTTCTAAGGAAACCGTCCGCCATGCGATGGAACTTTTTATGCGGGAGGCACGAACCAACGAACACACGTTAGAACATAATACAAAAATAGAAGGCGTTACCGTGGTGGAGTCTTGGCTTGTCGAAGACTCTAAAAAAGACAAGAGCGCACTTTATGGATTTGACTTACCCGTTGGAAGCTGGATGCTATCCGTAAAAGTCAACAATCTTCAGGTCTGGGAAAAAGTGAAGCAAAAAGAAGTGAGGGGGTTCAGTATAGAAGGCTACTTCTCGGAAATCCTTACTGAGATGACTTTAGGAAAACTTTGTAAGAACTGCCCCGAAGACAAGAAGATTATCGCTGAATTAAAATCTATTCTTTTGGAAGAGGTAAAGCCTTCGGCAGTATTAAACGGTCAACCCTTATTTAAGAAATCACAAGACGCTCAGTTATGGGGTGAAATGTTTTACAACCGCACGGGGTTTAGAACTTTACAACTAAACGGCGAAACATTGTTCTCAGCAAAGGAAAGTTAATTAAAAATAAACGGATAAGATTATCTTCTATTAATCTATGTAATAATTTTACAATATGACAACAATCGAAAAAATCCGCGAGGTTATGGGTCTTCCCAAAACTAAGCTCTACGCAGAAAGTCGCTTAGACGACGGGCGTGTAATCGTTACCGAAGCTGAGTCGTGGGACGTAGGCGTAGAGGTACGTATTCTTGACGATGGCGGAAACGCTACCCCTTTGGATGCGGGAACGTACACACTGGAAGACGGCACTAAATTAGTCGTTAACGAAGATTCACGATTGGCTTCTCTTGGAGAAGACGAAATAGAAGTAGAAGTAGAGATGGCGGAAACTCTTCCCGAAGCGGAAGAAGAAGGCTACAAAGATGGCATAGAAGACGAGAAGGAAGACGAAAAAGAAGAGTTGGACTACGAAAAAGTCCGCGAGGTTCTTAAAGATCGCTTCCCTGAAATTGATGAGGCGGTACGCGATGCAATCGCTGAGGTTGTTTCTAAACTCTACGACGCTCCCGCAGAAGTGGAAGAGCCAAAAGAGGATTTAAGCCAAATCTTAGAAGAGGCATTTTCTGCTATCAGCAAAAGACTTGAAAAATTAGAGGGCGCACCTGGTTCAAAGGGCGTTTCTCATTCACCTAACAAACTTTCTTCTCAGCACAAGCAGAAAGATATTTCTAATTTAAACGGAGTAGACCGTGCGCTACACATCATTAATTCTCACCGATGAATTTATCATTAAATAAGAAGTACGACTTCGACATTGATGCAAGTACAAACTCCTATGCGGGTGAATTGGCTTTGCCTTATGTAACTGCCGCCCTTCTTGGTGCGGAAACAATCGCTAAAGGGCGATGTAGATTTTTAGAAGGTATCGTAGGAAAGACCGTAATAAGCGGACTATCTACTTCCGACACAATCCAAGCGGCGGGTTGCGCCTTTACGGATGGAGCAGACCTTACACTTACGGAGCAAGTTCTTAATCCTTCGGACTTAGCCGTTATGGAACAAATTTGTAGAGGTACTATGTACCCTACTTGGATTGCTGCAAATGGTCGTATGCAACGTAACGGGGATTTACCCGTAGCGTGGGCAGACTTCCTTTTAGGGGCAGTTGCTGAAAGAACTGGAACAAGTCTTGAAAACCTACTTTGGTCCGGAGATACGGGTGCAGTATTCGGTACTGGATTTCTTTCTAACGACGGAGTAATTGACGAAGCGGGTATTGATGCTTCAGCATGTAAAGACTTCGCAGAGGCTACTACATCATCGGGTGCATGGACGAACGCAAATATCTTAGCTAACCTAAGCACTATTTTCAACGCTGCGGCTGCTATCCCTGGTATCTTAGGAAAGCCAGGTTGTGGGTTCTACGTTTCTTATGAGGCATACGCTTTCTTCTTACAAGCTATGGCAGCACAAAACACGGGGGCGGGTTTCAATCAGTCTTTTGACGGAGCGAGTTACTTA